TGGCGTCTACCTCAATGATGACCTTATTCGCCATCGTCCACCTGTGCCTCGACAAGAAGCGCATGCATCTGGAGCAACGTGTCGGCTGGCTCTCGCAGTAACTGCGAGGGCAGGCAGCTATACCGACGACACAAAGTGTCGATCATCTCGGCTCGCTGTAGTTCCCAGGGCTTGCCGCTAACGGCTCCATTGGAATCGAGGCTTCGTCCAGTGTGGCTCCATTGCTGGACGGCTCGGATAAAGGGGCGGGCGGGGTCATTACTCCCTCCATCCATTCCTGTATAATGAGTCGCCCAAAATTCGGCCAGACACGGTTCATCCCCTCCGTCGTCGCCGGTAACGGCCTACCCTGCTCATCGTGGAGGTTCCAGCCGATTAGGCAGTGCTGGCTGAATAGGCCATAGACTGCCATCGCATCCTCGCTGGTCAGGCTGTCTCGTAGCTCCAGGAATAAGTCCATCGGCACATCGAGCCATACCTCCACAATCGCCCCATCATAATCAGAACCGGCAAACCGGAGTTCGGCCCGCCGACGCGGTAGCTGAAACCCGGCCCCACCTAGATTCGTGGAGGCGACGGTCTGCCGTAATTCGTTCACTTGATTATTCGTGACCATGCGCTAGGCCCAAGTCGGAACGACGCCACCAGTCAGAACCCCCGGCGAACTGAACGTTAATTCACCGGACGCAGCCCTGCTCAGGGCGTAATCCGTGTAGAAAGTTTCGTTCGGCAGTGTCTGGCCGGACACCGCGATAGTGGTCGTCCGAGCTACTGATGTACTGCTAACGGTCTTGAAAACAGCGTGTGCCAGATTGGCACCGTCGTCGAAGACCCCGTTGACGGTGATCGAGAAGTCTGCCAGGAGGAGCAACCGCTCCATTGCCGACTTATCCAACCCCGTGACCTCCATCACATTACGAGGCGTAGCGAAGTCGAAATCCGTTATGCAATTGCTGATAGTTCGGGCAGCGCCCGCACTATCATCGATGATCACCGACATCGTTATGCCAGTCTCTTTTGCCATGTTGAGTTCCTCCTACCCGTATGTTTTCTTTAATTGCTCCAAGGTATTTTGTGATTTGTCGATCCACGCCTGCGGCTCCATCACCTGCTTCCGCTGTAGCTCCGAATGAATGAAGAGGGGCTCGCGCTCCAATTTCGTGATGTGCCCTTCGTGGCTACCGAAACAGACCTGCCCCGGTGGAAAATAAAACGCTACATTGGCGCTATCGTCGCTCCTCACGATCTCAAACTGGCGACCGCTATGGTGCCGGATGTAGTCGTCCTGGATAGAGCCTGCCGGGACGATAGTCTTCCAGCCGTGCTGCCACGGCTCGCACTGTAGTTCGGCGCAGGTGGCCGGTCTCCAGTGCGTCGGTATTGGAGAGACAACACGGAAATGCTGCTGCCGATCATTGCTAGCCCGTATCGCTCTGCGGCTTGGACGACGTCGCTTCATCAGCTCAAATCCACGTCGTCTTGGGCAGTCCCCCGCGCATACGCAACGGCGAAGTCGAGATTCGAGAAAGTGCCGGTCGTGGTCAATCGGACGTAACGCTCGACAGTGCCGGTTATAGTGACCTGCTCGGCGGTCGGTTCGTTGCCGTTCGCCACTGCCGCGAAGGCTTTGAGGGTGCTCCAACTAGAATCGTTGGGGCTATCCTCGACAACGACTGTAGGGGTGCCGGAATTGATATCAAATACCTGAAGTTGGAGCCTCGCCCCTGCCGTGGTTTGGGCGGCATCGTCGTAGCTGCTGGAGGAGGAGGCAGACCCGTGCGTGATTTTCCCCGCACTGAGCATCTTGCCCCACCACAACGCCTCTGCCCCTGCGGTCGTTGCATTGCCCTGTGTTTCGACTGCGCCGGTGAGGCTGCCGTCGGCACCTCGCGTCCAGTCGTAGTTAAGCTGTTTACCGGTACAAAACGCTGCCGGATCGCCTACCGTCGTCCCCAGAGCCCAGAGTACATTCACATCCGTGGTGGCTCGGCCCGCAAGTCCAGCGTGTTCCTGGAGGGCCGCATCGTTGAAGAATAAGTCATAGGCAATATTCGAGTCCGATAGCCCAAGGAGCCGTTCGACGGCGCTGGCAGAGAGCCCGGTCACCTCAAACACATTACGCGGGCTCGATGCGTTGCTGATCGAGCCTACGTCTCCGCTGAGATCGTAGCCGTGGGCATAGAAATTCTGGGCTAATCCGGTTGATTTTGCCATTTACTCCTCCTCTAGGAATCCGCTCTTGACCCATGCCGCAACGTCCTTGGCGGACATCTGGGTTGGCCTGACGAATTCGTCCCCCTCGTACCACGCCTGCTCATCTGCCTCGGAGTCTGGCGGGCTGAATAGGAGAATGCGTGTACCAGGGTCAATGCCTCGCGGGTTACGCACGATGTATGTTTTGTCGTCTGCCATTCGCCCTCCTATGCCGCCATCGTCACCGATCCGTCTACCACCATCGGGACGGTGATATCCGCAGTTCGGAACATTACGCCACCCAGGTCGACGTAGCCGAAGTCTGCGCGAACCGGGGTTCCGTTTTGGCCGGTTGCATCCACGTTCCTAATGCTCGCCCCAAGATCGAACTCGCCCAGCAGACTCGCCATTATCTGGCTCGTTGCCTCGGCCATGAGATACTCCATATTTTCCAGCGGCTCTTCCAGCATCGGTCGGTAGAGCCGGATGGTTGCGACGTGCAGTTCCTCGGTCGCGCCGTCCAGCATCGCCCGCAATACGCTAACGCTGCTCATGTATACCGCCGCATGGACTCCTCCAGGCGGTGATTTAGGCTCTCCGACGCTGGCTGTCGCGTATCCAGAGGCCACTAGGTGGCTATGGATTGCCTGGAGTGTCGCCTTGATCGAGAACGCCATTCACTTACCGTTTAAGCTGCGAACGAGCCGGTCAACGTGAAACTGGATGATCCGGCGTTTCTGGCTCTCCATCCACTGCCCCACTCGCCGGAAAGAGGCGTAACCCTTAAATCGCGTTGTCGCGTTGCGCGATCCGAGCCCCTCCAGCCAGGGGCCATATATGACGCCGCCGTCGGTGATGGTGCCTTGCAGCCCGGAGACCGCCGTAGTCAGGTTGCGCCGGTAGTTGCCGGTGGAGGCCCGAGAGCCAGCTTGTGCGGCTGAGAGGTATACGCCACCGGGTCTTGGTCTCAGCATGAGAGCAAGACGAGCCTCGCCCTTGCCGACCATGTCCTCGATGATCCGGCCTCCTAGCTTCTGAATCTGCTCGGGAGCCTGCCGGAAGAGCGGCCCCTTCATCTTTATCTTTGCGCCGGTAGCCACCTATAGCTCTCCTATTAGGCCGTCTAGCGGGCCGCTAGGCGGGTTTTATAGCTTGTGCGGTAGGTAAGGCCACGATGGCTAGATCACCGCCGTCCGAAGTCGGCGATAGTTCATCAATACTTCACCGCGTCGACCTGCTAGGTCTCTGGCTGTAAACTCGCCTGCCCCTTCCCCAGTTCCCACCGTGCGGCCCCAGCTCGCTGTCTCCTGGGCATAAGCTGCCAGGGTGTCTGCTATACAGGCAGTAGAAATATCGAAAGGTGGCTCGATCACGCTGATCGCTGTCGCATCCGCGTGGACGGCAGCGGTAGTTCCAGAGACGCCTCGCTCCACGGTAAGCGTTCTCAAGGTGTGGATGGCCGTGTCGTTGTTGTGGCTGGCGAGGACGGAACCGTTATAGGCCCGCACCACTGCCAGATCGTTGGTCGATACCGATTCGATGAACATCTGCTCGCTGCCGACCTGGATGGTCTCGCCGGCAAGGAGCCCGTGGGAGCCGTCGGCCACGACATCCTCAGCCATTGAGGCCGTCAGTGCGCCGTTGATTAGAACTGATCCGAGGGCCGCATTAGACCGGCCAGACACGAATAGCTGCTCGGACTCGATTAGCAGGGTATCGCCGACATCGATCAGGCCGCCATCGGAGCAGACCATAGTCGTCGCCGTAGTACCGGAGTCGAGCCCACTGGCGACAGTACCGGCTCCACGGGTATCCTCGCTAAATCCCCATCGCCCAAGGACGCTGATGGATCGTTGGGGAGTATCGCCCGCCTGGAAAACTGCCGTGGATGACCGATCAATCTCGATACGGTTGTACGGCGGGCCTGTGTTCGCGGGCTCCAAGAAGAAATCACTGGATGAGATCGTAGTGGGAGACGTGTTCTGGGCCTGTGTCTGAAGGGTCGTGACGGCAATGAGGTCTTGATCGAGCCAGAGGATTAGGCCGCTACTCGGCTGACGTGGGGGCCATCGGTAGACGCGGGTCTCGGTTCGGGGCAGGAAATAACGGCGGGTCTCTCGGTCGATACGACGAGAGGTGGCTTCTATCAGGCGATCGAGTCGACCGTTATGTGTAGAACCAAAAATGCTGCCCGCGAGCTTGACTTGCTCGCGAGTGCAGTACCAGTTCGCCAATAGTCCTCACCCTGCTTTCCAGGTTAGGTGTTCGGCGGTTATTCGATTGTCTAGCCCCAGCGGTAGTTGCCGAGAGGGCAGTTACGCACCCCACCGCGCACGTCGAGAAGCTCTCCATCAATCGGGCATACGCTCGGAGGGGTCGGCACCTGCCGTTCGGCCTCCCGGCGGTTGTCGTCGGCGATGTCTCGTAGCTGATACCAGGACACTATTTGACTCCCCTTGCGACCCTGATGAGATTCCAGAAACTCTTCATCAGGATGGCTCTATCGGCTGCTGAGAGGTCGTTATCTGAGAGGGCGGTACCGGCCTTTGTCAGCAGGTCGCCGACGGCAGCAAGGACGCGCCACCTAAATAGCAGTCTTAGCGGCATTCGCAGTCCTCGGGGCGCGACCCTTCCGCGCCTTCTTCACGTCCTGGGCGAATTGAGGCTTCTCGTCTTTGGTCGGCCAGCGGTCGAGGATGACGGTGCGCGGGTTCTTCGGATCACGGCTAATCTTCGGGCCTTTTCGGTTGGTCATAGCTCCTCCAATCCAGGGCGGCGTAGCTGATCGAGCATGGCGTCGAAGCTGGCCTGGAACCGTTCTAATTCCGACACAGTCGTGATCATGTAGGCCCAACCGACCTTCGGAAACTCTATGACTACGCCTCTCTGGCCCCCTGCCATGCGAGTCGCGGAGATTCGGACGGAGTCCGTCCTGCGCGATGTAATCCTGTTCTCGGCCACGGGCCGCAGAATGTTGTGTTGGTTAGGCGCGAACACTTCCGTTCCGGGGTATTTGAAAGTTGCGCCTTTATCCCCCAGAACCTTCGCTTGCCTACTCACCTACGTCCTCGCTACCTGGATCACCCGCCACTGCCTTATGTCGCAGGTGCTGGCAACCGCAGAGCCCGCCAAGAACTGGATACTCGGCGTTAGCACGACATCGTCCGGGATATTGGTCGTGTGGATCGTCCCGCCTTCCGTTCCATCGACGTAGAAATAAACGGAACTTCCGTCGAAATAAAATTCCAAGAAGTGGAACGTGTCGTCCGACAGCGTCGCTATGCTGGAGGATGTGGTCGTCTCGGTGCTGTCCTTCTCCGTCACTCCGAAGGACGTTGCAGCGCCATCCAGCGACTCCAGGTAGACACCGTCGGCAACACCACCCAAGAGGGTGGTGTCCTCTGCCGCCAGACCCACGAATATGTCGCTCGTGCTAATGCTATTGATGTCGATCTCGATGCCGAAATAAACCAGAC